CAACCAAGTGACCATAGGAACCGAGAAATAAGGGAACTAATAAAACGTATGTCATTTGCCGATTTTGGGGATGTTAAGAAACTATTATTTTTAATAAAAAACCTGAACAATCTCAATAGTTTTGGAACCGGTATATTAGATGAAAGAGCAGTATGTGGAGACGTTGATGGGAAAAAAATAGATGGAAAAGTATGTATTGAAATAATACGAGATTGTTTAAATGGATCTGACGAGAATTGTATAGACGCCTTTTCTAAGCTTAAGCTAGATAATGGTATTGAGCTTAGAACAATGGATTATGCAATTGCAGAACAAATCTCAAGACAAATAGGATTTCATAACAAATCTGTAGGAGAAGCAATACATGAAATCCAACAAAAAAATCCAAAATTTAGTATTAGTCCGAAATTATTTCAGCTATTAGAAGCTATAAAAGCAAGAATTAGTGATGTTACTACAAAACACTACACAACTGGTATTAGTACCCCACGTATTCGTAATATTCCATTGCGTGATATCAATCAAAGAAGAATTGGACTTACTGGAGGAGGTATATCTATGGATTATTATAATAAATTTATAATAAATGTAGATGCTTTAAAAAGCAATTTAGTTATGAAAGGTGGTGGTAATAGTGTTCTACTTAAACAAAATATTCACTATTTAACAACTTTATTAAAAAATAATGATAAAGAAATCGCTCAAGAAGATTTAAATTCAATCAATAGACTAATTGATACTGTACAAGTAGGTGAAGAAAAATTAAAAAAAATAAAAGATGTTATTGATGGTTTTATTACAGCACTAAATATAAAAAAAATTGATATTAGTGATATTAAAGGTGATCCAACAAATCCAAAAAAGGTGTCATTTGATATGTTAACTGAATTAAAAGATAAAGCAACTAAGACACAAGGAAAAACTTTACAAAAAGTTAGTACATGTATAGGACTATTTGATTTTATATTACCTCAACTTAATAGTTTTATAGTACAGGGCTAAAATTGTTAAATTTATATTATAATTTAATTTTTAATTAAAATTAATTTATAATTAATAATATATGGAATACGATAAAAAAATTAATGGTAATTTATGTATTAGATTATTAAACGAATGTATTAATAATTCATCAAATACATATGAACAAGAATGGTCTAAATTAAAATGGGAAAATGGTATAGATTTAGAAAGTATGAATTATGATGATGCAATTAAAATAGCAAAAATAATAGGTTTATATAAACATATTTTCTATTGTTTAATATATATATGGAGAATTTGAATTCACTTAATACACTTTTAGATGGTGCATATAAGTTAGTTTCAATAATAGAACCTAAATTAGATTCTAAATATAACAATTTACAAAAGGCTATAACAAGTCTTCATAAAAACTCTAAAATTTTAATCAAAACAGAGGATGAATTTAATGAAGCAATGAATATTTATAATGATCAAATAGAAACCTCAAGAATAAAGAAAGAAAAATATAATAATGAAATAAACGAGTTAAAAAGTAGTATAAGTGTAAATGAACAAGACTTCATACACATGTTCCCTTTGTTTGCACATAAGACTATACAGGAAATCAATGATGTTATAATAGATTTTGAGAGAAAGGCAAGAATTAAAGTAGACAAACACCCTAATATTTTTTTGAAAATAAATGATTTAAAATATTTAAAAAAAAAACTTGATAATTGGAAAATGTTAAAGAATAAGGCTCCAGAAGATATAGATTACGATGAAGATGAAGATGAGGTTTTTGTTGGTTCTCTTCGTGATTCTCCTCTTGAACATCATGGTGTTTATGATTTTATTGATAAACCTAGTAAACATAGTCGTAAACATCATAGTGTTTATGATTCTATTGCTACTGCTTCTGCTCCTTCTGTTGCTGCTCCTGCTGCTGCTCCTGTTGCTGCTGCTCCTGCTGCTGCTGCTGCTGCTGCTCCTGTTGCTGCTGCTGCTCCTGCTGCTGCTCCTGTTGCTGCTGCTGCTCCTGCTGCTGCTCCTGCTGCTCCTGCTCCTGCTGCTCCTGCTCCTCCTGCTCCTGCTGCTCCTGCTGCTGGTGCTTCGGTTGATGCTTCGGTTGGTGCAGCAGTAGGAACACTAGCATCAGGATCAGCACAAGTAAAAGCACCACTACTACCAGAACAACTACATACTCTTCGTATACTAGTAAGTGGCGAGAAGGTAGCTGATAAAGCTATCAATAAAGTCTACCAACAGGAACTAGTAGATAGTCTGATGTTAGATGATAAAATGGATTATACGAAAACACTACAATCACAAACACAATCCAATCCACCAAAATTAGCAAATTTTGATAAATATCAAAATGCAATAACAACACAAGCTCAAAACGAGAAATTACTCCAAGACAAAAAAAAAGAATTGAACCGTGTACAAAGTGAATATCAAAATGCTCTAGACAAATCAAATGATGCAAAATCTCAAATGGCAACTGAAAACCTACTAAGCGCAGAAAAAAAAAAAAAGCAAATTGAAGATGAATACGATGACATACAGAGAAAAGCGACTTTAGCCGCTTCCGCAGTAAAGCAAGCAAAAAATAAATTAGGGGATTTTTTTGGGGGGGGGGTAGATACAGATACAATACGTAGAATAATAGATAATGTAACAAGATTACTTCCACAACCAATGTCAATGTTACAAAAAGAACAAAATGATAGAATTATTGAATTAGTTACTACTTTAACTGAGCAAAAATATACCTATTTTAGAGTGGTAATATTCTACGAACATTATAGCCAAGTATTTGCAGAAAATTATCAGTTGTTAAACGGATTTAAAGCATTAATCCTTAAATCGCCATCTCTTAAATCCTTATTTAGAAACATATTAAGTGATTGTAAAAATATTATTTTAGAATATAACAAGTTATCTTCTGAGCTGACTCTTGGAACTGACATAAATTTAACAAGATTAAAAAAGAATGTAGAAAAGTATATGTCTATTTTTAATACAAGTATACATTTTAAAGAATTAAAAGAATTTAAAGAATATAAGCAACTATATGCAGACATAATAGAAGCAATAGGGGGTGTTGATTTATTTAAAAGAATTTCGAGTGAGCAACCAAGTGACCATATGAACCAAGAAATAATGGACCTATTAGACCGTATGTCATCTGAAGATTTTGGGGATGTTGAGAAACTATTATTTTTAATACAAAAACTGAGCAAACTCAATAGTTTTGGAACCGGTATATTAGATGAAAGAGCAGTATGTGGAGACGTTGATGGGAAAAAAATAGATGGAAAAGTATGTATTGATATAATACAAAAATGTTTAAGTGGACCTGGCGAGAAATGTATAGACGCCTTTTCTAAGCTTAACCTAGATAATGGTATTGAGCTTAGAACAATGGATTATGCAATTGCAGAACAAATCTCAAGACAAATAGGATTTCATGACAAATCTGTAGGAGAAGCAATACATGAAATCCAAGTAAAAAATCCAAAATTTAATATTAGTCCGAAATTATTTCAGCTATTAGAAGCTATAAAAGCAAGAATTAGTGATATTACTACAAAACACTACACAATTGGTATTAGTACCCCACGTATTCGTAATATTCCATTGCGTGATATCAATCAAAGAAGAATTGGACTTACTGGAGGAGGTATATCTATGGATTATTATAATAAATTTATAATAAATGTAGATGCTTTAAAAAGCAATTTAGTTATGAAAGGTGGTGGTAATAGTGTTCTACTTAAACAAAATATTCACTATTTAACAACTTTATTAAAAAATAATGATAAAGAAATCGCTCAAGAAGATTTAAATTCAATCAATAGACTAATTGATACTGTACAAGTAGGTGAAGAAAAATTAAAAAAAATAAAAGATGTTATTGATGGTTTTATTACAGCACTAAATATAAAAAAAATTGATATTAGTGATATTAAAGGTGATCCAACAAATCCAAAAAAGGTGTCATTTGATATGTTAACTGAATTAAAAGATAAAGCAACTAAGACACAAGGAAAAACTTTACAAAAAGTTAGTACATGTATAGGACTATTTGATTTTATATTACCTCAACTTAATAGTTTTATAGTACAGGGCTAAAATTGTTAAATTTATATTATAATTTAATTTTTAATTAAAATTAATTTATAATTAATAATATATGGAATACGATAAAAAAATTAATGGTAATTTATGTATTAGATTATTAAACGAATGTATTAATAATTCATCAAATACATATGAACAAGAATGGTCTAAATTAAAATGGGAAAATGGTATAGATTTAGAAAGTATGAATTATGATGATGCAATTAAAATAGCAAAAATAATAGGTTTAGATAAAAATAGTGTAGAAACTGTTATATCATCATTAAATAATAAATATAATAAAAATATTAGTTATAGTGTTAAGATGACATTTCAAGCTATTAAAAATAAAATTTTAAAAAATAATTTAATGATAGGTGGTGATGATAATAATTTATCAACTAATTTTATACAATACAAAATATATTTATTACAAAATTTATTAAGTAATATTGGTAAACAAATTGATAAATCTGATTTAACTAAAATAAAAATGTTAATTGATAAAAAAACATTAATAGATAATAAATATGATATGATACTTGATAAATTTGATTTATTTATAACTAATTTTAATAATAAAAAAATTTCAATACCAGACAATATGAAAGAATTAACATTACAAAATATTGATGACTTTTTAAAAACAGTTAATTAAATTTTATTTATTTATAAACTAATTAAAAGATTAGTATCTAAATTAATAATAATGGGTTTAGGATTATTATTATTAGTTTCAGTAGGAAAAGAAAATATTTATTTATCTTCTGAACCTGAAATAACTTTTTTTAAATTAGCATATAAAAGACACACTAATTTTTCTATAGAAACAATATCACAATATTTTAAATCAACTCCTGATTTTGGAAGAAGAGTAACTGTAAATTTATCAAAAACAGCAGATTTGTTAGGTGGTATATATTTATATGTTGAATTACCTGATATAATTAAAGAAAATCATTCAATACTACCTACAGGAATTAAAAATTTTGCATGGGTTAAAAAAATAGGATTAGCTTTATTAAATTATGTAGATTTAGAAATAGGTGGAATTTTAATTGATAGACAATTTGGTGATTATCTTAATATTTGGTGTGAACTAACAATTAATTTAGGTTTAAAAAAAGGACTAAATAAAATGTTAGGAGATATAGATATTCTTACAAATTATACTAATGGTAAAAATTCATATAAATTATATATACCTTTAAATTTTTGGTTTTGTCAAGATTCTGGATTAGCTTTACCAATTATTGCAATGGTTCATAATGATATTAAGATTCATGTACAATTTAATGATTTTAATAAATGTTATATTCAGTCACCTACACATTATGTTAAAACAATTGAACCATTTACATTATTTAAAAAAGGTGAAATAATAAGACAAACAGTTGGTAATCAAACTATTATTGGAAAATTTACTTATTTTGATGTTGTAAAAGGAATATTATATTATGATAAAATTAAAGACGATTTTTTAATTCCTTTAAAAAACAATGATGTAAATTATATTATTACTGGAGATGAAACTAATTTTCAACAAAATATACAACCTTTAGAAATTATTATTAAAGATGAAGATTATTTTAGATTTAATTTACCATCTATACAAAACTCTTATTTATTAGTAAATTATATTTATTTAGATAATGCTGAAAGATTTATTTTTATTAATAATGAACATGAATATTTAGTTCCAGTAGTCCAAAATATACAAGAGCAAACATTTTATTCATCAAATATTTCTTATAAAATACCATATTATAATCCAATAAAAATTATTTTTTGGAGAGCCCAATTATTATCAAATTATATCTCTAATGATTTATTTAATTATACATTAGACCCAATAGTTTCACTATCTAATAAAATAATAGAAACTGAACATATAGTACTTAATTCTATTAATAGAATGGAATTAAATAAATCTGAGTATTATACATATATACAAGTTTATCAAAATAAATTTGTTTCACCTCCAGATGGTATTCATATGTTTTCTTTTGGAATTAATCCAATGGAATATCAACCTTCTGGAACATTAAATTTTAGCAAAATGGATGATGCATTTATTAAAATAAATTCTAATAAATTAATAAATTATCAAAATCCTATTTTATTACGTTCATATGGAATTCAATTAAATTTATTTAGAGTTATTAATGGATTAGGTGGGTTGGGTTATTTTGCATAATATTACTAATTTATCCAAGCTAATGAAGATAAACCACTCATAATTCTTAATAAGTTATATTCTCTTACAATAGTTTTCAAGATAACTGGTTTAGTTACTACTTGATAATTATTTTCAGATTTTAATACAATATCATCAAATAAAGAAAAATTTAAATGACCACTTGGTTGATTATCTAAAGGATTTAAAGAAAATGAATAAACATGATAACCCATATCTACTGAATTTAAATATTTTTGATATGGTATTATTTTATTAAAATATGTATGATTAATCTCTTTAAATAAATCTTTACCATTTGCTTTTATTACCATTGACTCTATTATTGGAATAGGTGTTTTTATTTCTTTATAATTATAAATTTTTGTATAATATAATTCTAAATTATATTTTTTTTTATTTAAATTTAATAAATTTTTTTGATATTTTTCATCTAAATATATTGTCATTTCCATATCATACTTTTTTAATATTTTTGATTTATAAAATGAGTTATATCTAACTGAATCTTTTAATATATTTTCATTTATTGACATTCTTATTATTTCAAATTCTTTAGAATTAGAATTATTATTTGTATAAATTCTAGTTTTAATAAATTCATCATATAAAGCTCTTTTATTTTTATATTCTTTTTGCCAATCATCCATAATAATTTTTGTTGTATAGTAACACGAATCAGACCTACCCAATACTTCTGTTTTATAATATATATCTTTTATTGGATTTTTAAATATCATTTTAATTACCGAACTAGTTTTATCTATTAAATTATCAGGATATTGCATAAATCTTTCAATTAAATATTCATGTTTATTATTACCAAACATATCTCTTTCAAATGTATCTAAAATAATACCGTCAATATTAACTTGAATATTAATATCTGGTTCAGATATAATAGTATAATTAGAACCTAAAATTTCATTTAATTTATTTAATTTAAATTTAATAGAAACATCTGTATAAGGTAATGATATTAATGGTAAATACATATTAGCTTGATTATTAAACCAAAATTCTAATGGTATATTTAATCTCATTTTACCTTCATAATCATAAATTTTTGTAACTTTTTCTATTTGCTTTTTTTTTTGTGGGTCTTTTAAAAATTGATATTGCATTTCAAAGGTTGTTTTATCTAATCTTTCTATTATTTGGTCACCTATACAAAAATCAATATTTTCAAAAATATTTCTATAAATATCTGAATTAAATTTAACAGTTTCTATTTGATTTTGTTTAACATAACTTATTTTTTTTTCAATATTAAATATCAATTCAGGAGTAGGTTCTATTTTTTGATTTTGATATATCTTTTCTAATTTAAAATTACCATATCTACCAATAAGTGAATATTTATTTTTATCAGTAATTAAAAATGTAAGATTACCTATATCCTCAATATTATTATGTTGAATAAATAATTTATAAGTTTTTAATTCTTCTGATTTATAAATTTCATAGGGTATATAAGTATTTTGAATTAAAATTCCACTTATATCAGTTAACGTTATAGATGCATCGACTATTGTTAAAGAATAAATATTTTCAATTAATTCATTTGTAATAATATATAATGGATTTTGATACAATATTGTACCTTTTAACATATTTGAATTATTAATTAATACATCATATGTAGTTAATTCTTTATCTATACTTATATTTATTTTATAAATAAATTGTCCTACTTCATTACCTTCTCTATTAAGCACTTGTAAATAACCATTCGTATTTAAATCTAAATTATTAAATAATTCAATATTATAAATTTGATTATTCATAGGTTTAATAATATCTTTTACAATAATAACTTGTTTAAATACAATCATTTGAGAAATTACACCACCATTCCAATTAATTATTAAATTATTTTGATTAATTGATATATTTGAAATGTCCACATAAGTATTATTTATAATATAATAATAATCAGTATCTATTATTAATTTTTCTGGAATTATAAATGTTATTGTTTTATTAGACGAATTATATATATAATTAGATATATTAAATGTATTAATTACTCCACCAAATACATTATATAACATTTCTTCATCTTTTAAAAATTTAGTTGTTATAAATTTAATACCAGATAAATCTTGTATTACATCAATTGATAAATCGTGATTAACTAATCCTATATTTCTGATAAAATAGTCAATTATAATTGAATTTTCAATATATCCAGGATTATTAATAGTTCTATAATAACTTGGATCATATAAAATAAAACAACTTGAAATATCATTAAATGGAACAAATTTATTAAATCTATATAAATATAATTTTTTTTTATGTATTTCTCTAATTATTTCCGGTGGATATTCACCAAGTTTAGTATAATGAACTAAATTATTAATTTTATATGTTTCACTTAAAGAAGATTGAACTATAACATCAACAATACTATCGGTAATAAATTTCATATCAATTACTTTTATTTCATTATTAATTAAAAAGTTATTTGGTACATTTTTAAAATTAATATAATCAACATAACTAATTAATGGTTCATCTAATGTTAAACGATATAGTTTAGTATTATTAAATGTAGAATTAGAAGTAGTTGGTGATTTAATAGTTACAACTATTTTTGGATTGATAAATTTATCAAGTTTACCATTAATTTTTATAATATTTTCTGATATATTTTCTATTTTATAATAGTTCAAATCATCATTATAATAAACATTATAGTCTTCTGATGTAATATTAACAGAAATATTTAATTTAATCAGAGTAATTATTGATATATTATTTAATTCATCATATTCATATTCATATATACCAACTGGAGTTTCCGCTTGAATATAAGTTGTAAAAGATTCTAAATATATTGGTGATACTAAATAATTAGAAATATCATAGAAACTTACTTTACTTTGTTTCTTATAAACTATAAAATCATTATAAATATTATATGAACTTAATTTCGTTTGTTTATATTTAATTGTTGTATAATCATTAAAATTAATTGATTTAATATCAACTTCATATAAATAGCCTAAAAATTCACTTGAAACATTATATGTTTTAAATGATGAAATTACATAATCAATATTAATATCAAAATTTTCTTTGTAATAAAAATTAATTTGATTATTAAAAACTATAGGATTATTTATTGTTATTGGTTCAATTAATGTATTTATTCCACTTAAAAAATCTAATTTATATATAATATATGATTCATATTTTTCATTTAATAATGTAATTTTATATAAATATAAACCAGAACTAGTATCAATAGAATAATTAATATTATATGGTATATTTACCATATTCATAATTTTAAAAGTGTCAATTGGATATTCTAAAATAAAATTTACAAAATTATAAGATGTATCATAGGTAATAACATTATTTTTAACATCAATATCATTTAATTGAAATTTTTCTACAACAAATGACTTTTTTAATTCAGTTAAATCAATATCTAAATTAGATGTTTTTCCATATAATTCATTTTTTAGAACATTTAATATTAAATCTGTAAAATTTTTTGTTTCAAAAAAAGTATTTTTTATTATACTTTTAATATTAATTAAATTATTTGATATCTTTACTAATTCTTTTAATACATCTAAAATGTTAACTCCATACAACAACTCATTTTTTATATTATTAATAAAATTATTTATTTCATTTTGTATTTTACTTTTACTTCTAGTAATATAATAAATTATAATTGTATCTGTTATATTATATGATATATCAAACTGATTATTTATAATTATATCATCTATTTTTTCATTATTTAATTTTAAATGTAAACCATTATCATCCTTATAACATATAATTTGAGAACTAATATCAATAGCAAAATTATTTATATATAAAATTGGGTCTTTCCAAAATTCAGAATATTTAAAAAATGAATTTAAATAGGAATATATTTTTTCTTGATAATTTTTTATTTTTTGATATTTGTCTATAGTAAAATTAGATGATAGTGATTTTGATAAATCAGAAAATTCATTATTTGTAAAGTATATAGGACTACTCGTTTCGTATGTTCTTAATTTGTTAGTTATATCATAAATTAAAGGTCCTTTAATTAAATAATTATTTATTTCAGTAGATGGAAATGCTATACTTGACCAAGACTTCCAAGACTTTAATTTATTAAATAAAATAGAATGATGAAAATCACTTTCAAAAAATAGAATTTCAAAAATACTTTCAATATCAGATTGTAAAGTAGATTCATTAAAAATATTTGTTCTTATATTATTGAAATAAATATATGTTTTACTATTAGTAGTTATTGGATGTGTACTTGTAATAACATATCCTCTGTTAATAGCCGTATTTAAATAATAACCACCATTTATTTTATCTATACTCATTTTTTCTTGAATTGTAATTATATTATTTAAATTATCAATAGAATAATTATCATAATTATCATAATTATTATCTGTAATATTGCTAATTAAAGCATTCGTTAAATTATAAACTGATGTCTGTATGGAACCATTGATTACTGTTTGTGTATATGTATAAGATGTTAAACTATAATTAGGACCAGATATATCATATTGTAAACTAAAATTAGTATCAGATGTTTGCTTTAAATATATAGGTAATTTAATTGATTCATTAGTAGGATGTTTTTCAATTATTTTACGGGTTCGTGATTCATTAAATGTTTCATATAAATATGAAAAATCTTCTCCATTTCTAAATAATGATTTTATATAATTAATTTGTTTAACATATAAATATTCAAACTCTCCTGGATAATTAGATGTTTTTAAATAATATACAGAACCAGATAAATCTATAGTACATTTTGTTATTTTATCAATATAAATATCATATTTATTAATATAATTTGATAAATCTCCTATTTCCACTTTTACACAATATCCATTTGTAATTGTTTCAACTATTCCATTTACTAATATATTAAATTTTTTAAATATATGAATTTCATTAGATGGTTTTTTATTTAAAATTGTTTGTTTATATATTGTTAAATCTAAATATTCAAATGTATTATCTATATTTAATTTAATTGGATAAATCTTATCTAAATAAAATTTAGATTTATAATTTTCAATAGGAGTAAATAATTTTAATTTATTTTGAAATTTAATTTGACATAAATGAGATACATATTGATTAGTTTCTGTTTTTTCTAATAAAATATAATAACTACTATTATAATTTAAAAAATTAAAAGACCTATCACGAAGCAAAACATTATCTTCAAATATTAATGTACGAAAGTTTAAAACGGGGTTTCTTAGTGAACGCATATAATTTTCGGTATTATTATCTAAATTTGTCAATGCTTTATAAATAATTTGTTCCGATTGTGTGTCTTCATCTAAAATATAATAATAATCAAATTTATTAATATTCATTAATGGTTTTAAATAATTAACTTTATCTAATAAATAATTTGAATATATATTTTGTATATTTTTTTTTCCAAAATAAATTTGAAGATTATTTATATCTATATTTTCTAAATCTAAATCTCTGCTTGTAAAATTATCTTGTATTCTAAAAATATTTCTATCAGTATAAGTAATTATTTTAATTAAATTATTAATTAAAATTGGTTGATTATAAAAAAAATCATATTCTGATAAATTTTCATCAATAATAAAAAATTGTTTATAATTTGGATCAATTAAACTTCTGGGATCTATCCTAGCCTGTATATAATTATTTTTTTTATTTTCAAAATAAAATTGATTTCTAGGTACTTTTATAACTCTTGTATATATTATAGAATTATATATTTTTAATTTTTTAACTGTTGTAAAAATCTTATTACCAGGATATATATCTTCAAATAAATAATTTATGTTTTTATTATTATCTTTTATTAAAATACCACTACTGTCAAAAATAACATTTTCCATAGTACAAGGTTGATAAGGATAATAAAAATCATAATATTTATTATTTTCTTTATTTAAAAAGTCATCATTTAATTTTTGATTTACATAAATTACATTATTATAAATAAAAGTAATATAATATAATATATTATCATAAACTATATAATCACCATTATTTAAAAAATAATTAAATGGATTATATAATTTGTTATCTTTATAAAATAATTTTATATTATTACCTTCTTTAATACAAAAAGTAATTAAAGGATTATTTATATTTATAGTATTTATTTCCATATTTATTTGTTCATCAACACTTATAGTAAATTTATATTTTGAATTATTTGTATTATCAAATGTAAAGTCTACAATTGGTTCAAATTTAGGAATATTAGAAACTATATTTTTACTATATAAAAGATAATATCCGTCACTAATTAATTTTAAATTAGTATATTTTCTAATTAATTCTATTTCATATAAATTTTTAAAAGAATTTAATCCAATTACTCTAAAAATATTATTATTTAACATTATAATATCATCAATAAATAAACAATTTTTATTAGTATTTAAATAATAATTTGTTAATGATTTCCAAATAGAACTTTTATTTTTTGTAAAAATTAAATTACGTTTAGATCCATAAACATTATATATTTTTTTTTTAATTTCATCATCTACTAGTATTTTTTTAAGTAATTTGTCAGATGATAAAACATTATAATATTTATAATTTGAACTAGTATCAATTAATATTATATATTTATAAATATCAAAATTATCTATTGATAATTGATTAACGATTATATCATTTTCTTGAATAATTCCAAGATCATCTAAATTACAATAAATTATATCAGAACTATTATAATTATTTTCAAGTTTTTCTAATTTATATTCTCCAATAATAAATGACGAATAGTACATTTGTTTTTTAGTAATATTTGTAAAATAATTTTTAAAATATAAATTATTATTAGATATCTCTAATAAATTATTATTAGTATTTACGGTATAATTTGATAAATCTACTATTAATGTAGAATTGTTATTTATAATAATTGGATCTAAAATTTTATTTGAAAATAGAATGTCAAATTTTGTATAGGTATTAGCATCCAATAATAAAGTCCATATGTATGTATAATTATTACTACTATTATATAATTTATATTTTTGTATTCCTTCTTTACTAGTTAACGTAAAGGAAGTTCCTGAAATATTCAAATTATTATCTATACTAAGTAGACCAGTAATAATAGTATTATTTATATCAGTAATTGTACCAGATATTTGATTATTTACTAAATCACTTTGTTTATAACATAAAAAATTTCCATAATTTAATGAGTTTCTACTTAATTTAACACGAAAAACACTACTATTTGATGTAAAAACTATTGGTCTAATAAAATTATATATTGTAGAAGAAAAATTAATATATATATTTAATTCTGATTCTTCTTTATTTTTAAAATCATATGAATATGATGGTACTAATGATACTAATGATACTAAATAATCATCATTTACTGGTAAACGTGGTATTACTGAAATCGAATTAGCCCCAAGAGGCTCAATATAATTATTATTTGGATCTTCTGCTAGTATTCTAAAAGTATAAGATGTCCCATTAGTTAATCCCTTAATTGTTGCTGTTAATATTCCTGTTAATGTTATAGGACTTACAAGTGTATCAAAAACTCCGGGTATACTATATACTCTATACCTATTTATTATTGAAGTATTACTTTTTGCAGGAAGCCAAGTTAATGTAACTTGTCCGTTACCTGGGATTACTGTTTTAATTATAATTATATTAGATGTTACACCTACATATGATAAAATTTCTTCAGTTGAAGATGTGTTAATTATTGAAATATATTGTGAAGGACACATTTTAAAATGAGAATCATCTAATAAATAAACTTTGGCATTTTGAATATCTTCTACTAAATAATCATCTAATATATAACTAGATGAAATATCTTTTATAAAATATACATAATTATTAATATAATAATAACTATATTTAGGAAGATTACTATTTAATCCAGTTAAAATACGATTTGAAATATTAACATTTAAACTAATACCATTTAAACTAAGATCAATTAATTTTAAAAATTTATTAGGATATAAATATAAGTTATAATTGCCTGAAATATTTAAATTTTTTAATTTATTACCCTGTATTATATTATCATCTAATTTATACCAATAATCATTATTAAAATTATCAATTATAAAATTTTTATTATCATAATTATAAGAAATTTTATTATTAATAATTGTAAAAGGTGGTAATAGTTGATTTTTAGAAAAATCATATAATTGTATGTTAGCTAATACTTCAATTGAATAATATGTTTCAAATCCATTTTTAATACAATCTATTAATTTATATTGATTATTACTTAATGAAGATACTAATAATGAAGATACTAATTTTGGTATTCCAATAAAAATATTTGATTCTGGACCAATACCATTCTTATTTATTGCTCTTATTTTAAAATAATATATTGTATCATTTAATAAATTACTTAGTCTAAATGATGTAGTAGTAGATGATAGATTAACCCAATTAGATAAATCTGTGGATTTTTGAATTAAATAACTACTAATATCTGTTCCTCCATTATATGGTGCAATCCACGTCAAGTCTATAAAAGTATTACCTGGTGTAATATTAATAGTTTCAACATTTAAAGGTACTTCTGTTATTGGTATTCCAATAAAAATATTTGATTCTTGAATAACACCATTATTTATTCCTTGTATTATAAAATAATATATTGTATCATTTAATAAATTATTTACTCTAAATGTTCTAGTAGTAATAGATGATAGATTAACCCAATTAGATAAATCTGTGGATCTTTGAATTATATAACTACTAATATCTGTTCTTCCAGTAGATGGTATATTCCATGACAAGTCTATAAAAGTATTACCTGGTGTAATAGTAATAGATTCAATATTTTTAGCTGATATCGGTGATTGTAGTAGTGTTGGTATTCCAATAAAAATATTTGATTCTGTACTAATACCAACATTATTTATTGCTCTTAATTTAAAATAATATTTTGTATTATTTAATAAATTACTTAGTCTAAATAATCTTGAAGATAATGATAATGTAAGCCAATTAGATAAATCTGTGGAACTTTGAATCATATAACTATTAATATTTGATCCTCCATTAAATGGTGCATTCCATGACAAGTCTATAAAAGTATTACCTGGTATAATAGTAACAGATTCAATTTTTGAAGGTACTTTTATTCTTAATATTACAACAAAATTATTTGATGGTAAATCATAATACCCCGTAGGAACACCTGTTCTCATGTTTGCTATTATTTTAAAATAATATATTGTATTATATAATAAATTATTTACTCTAAATGATGTAGTTAAACCATCTGTAGTTGTTACAGTATTCCAATTAGATAAATCTGTTGAATTTTGAATTACATAAGTACTAAAATAGTCGTAGGTATTTGGCTTTGGCACATTCCATGATAAATCTATAAAAGTATTACCTTCTGTAATAGTTATAGATTTAAAAATTGAAGCTGATATAGATGATTGTACTAGTTTTGGTATTCCAATAAAAATATTTGATTCTATACCAACACCACTCGTATTTATTGCTTTTAATTTAAAATAATATTTTGTATCATTTGATAAATTATTTAGTCTAAATGATGTAGTAGTAGATGATAGATTAACCCAATTAGATAAATCTGTAGAACTTTGAATTAAATAACTAGTAATATCTGCTCCTCCATTATATGGTGCAACCCATGTCAATTCTATAAAAGTATTACCCTGTATAACAGTAATAGATTCGATTTTTGAAGGTAATTCTACTTTTATTTTTGGTATTCCAATAAAAATATTTGATTCTGGACGACTAATACTATCATTAGTTATTACACTAATTTTAAAATAATATATTGTATTATTTAATAAATTATTTAATCTAAGTGATGTAATACTAGGCGTAGACGATATATTATCCCAATTAAATAAATCTGTTGATTTTTGAATTAAATAACTAATTATCTCTATTTCACCAGTATATATTGTATTCCATATCAAGTCTATAAAAGTATTACCTGGAGTAATAGTAATAGATTCAATTTTATTATTTATTTTAACTAATTTATTAGTATGATTACCTAATATTTTTATATTTGATTTAAAATTATTTAAAATTTTAATATTTTTAATATCAATTGTTGTTGTAGGATTAAATGTACTTATACTTCCAGATGAATCACCAATAGTTGCAGTAGTTGTTAAAATTAATTCTTGATCACCAATTAAAATATAATTGTTATTTTTAAAAAAATCATAATAATTACCAGAAATTAAAATTCCTTTATTTGATAAAGTAGCTACAGAATATGATGGAATTTCTAATTCATAAATATATTTAGTAGTAGTAGGATAAATATTTATATAACTTCCATATGTATTTATTTTATAACTGTTATAATAAGTTTTTAAATTACTAATATTAACACTTGATAAATCAATAATTTCTAAATCATCTGTAAGTATATATTGAATATTTGTAATATTATTATTAAAATTAAAATTTCCATTTTTAAATTCTACTGGTCCTAAATAATTAAATTTTTCTTTTGAATAATCATCTTTATTTTCAAAAAATTTTTCTGTTAATAATGAGTTTTCACTATAAATTTCAAATAAATTATTACCTGTTACAACATTATTTGATGATATATCAATTAACATATTATTAAAATAAATTTCAGTATTTTCACTTGAATAATTATTACTCATATCATATAAAGTTTCAATAATATATTTATCAATCTTAATAATATTAGATAAAATATTGTTTTGTAATATAAATGTATTATCATATTTTTCTTGAAATTGATTTCTATTAAATATTTCTATTATTTCATTATTATCTTTTATATGTTCAATATGTCTTAATATTGTCATGGATACATTTTTAAGATAATTTGATAAATTAATTGAAATTTTATTTGATGGTTTATAAATATCTTTAATTTGTTTTAAAATAAACCATTCATTTGAAATATTAATTGTGTTCATGCCTAATGACATTGAACTTGTTTTATAGTATTTAGGTGCTAAAACAGAATATACATCAAAATCTCTATTACTATAATTTAATATATTAATTTCATTTATAATTTTGGATGTATCTATTACATGTTCTATTGATTTTCCTAATTTTTTTAACATTTGAATTGAATCATTTATAAAATTTTTATATAATTTATTTGATTTTTCTAATAAATCTATAATTTTTCCATATTCTAAATTATTTATAAATACTTTGTCAAATTTTTTAATTAATTTTTTAACTAAATCTGGTTTTGATAAATGAATTTGACTCTTTAAATTTGTATATTCAAATATTATCGGTATAGCACCTATATCTGTATAATTATAAAAATATCCAGGCATCATTTCTATTTGAATTGGTAAATTATAGTTATAAAATTGGCTTGAATTAATTGGACATAATTTATTTACATTATTATTATTTAATTTTATAGATACATTTTCTGACATATTTATATTATAAAATATATATAATGGTAAATTATTTGTAGTTATAATCTTAAAAATCATAGGTAATTGATAAAAACTTTGATTAATTGAATAATTTTTTAAAGATGGATTTTTACTATGATGTAAAATAGAAAATAAATTAGGTATAGGTTTATATAATGTATTTTCATTTTTAAATCTAAATAATGAATATTTATAATATGTTGTATTAATATTACCATATATTTTAAAATTGTGTTCTACAGTATTATCTGCATAATAGTTTGAAACATAATATTTAACAGAAATAAAAACTTTTGTAGGTATTTTTTTATTATTAAATTGTGTTCCTATTAACCAAGCATATTCAGTAGTTCCATTTATATTGGTTACAATTTTTAAATTATTTGATGAAATATTATTATTATTAACATCTGTTATAAATTGTAAATTTAAGTCAATATAATCTAAATTAATAGTTTTAATTTTATTAAAGTTTAAGTCTAATTCTGGTATAAAATAATTATTAGAAAAATCTACATTTATTCTTTCAATTGAGTCATCTATATATTTAATATCAAGTTGATAAAAATAATTTTTATTATAGCTTATATCACATAAAATTTGTTTATTATTAATATTATTTATTATACTATTATATAATACTATTCTATTACTAGTAACACTTGTATTACATAATGAATTATTACTTATATCTTTAATATTTACAATAGGTACTTTAAATTTATTTATAGTTCTAATATCAATTGTAGAAAGTTTATCTAAATTTAAATTTTGATTTGTTATATAAACTGTATTATCTGTTATCTCAAAATATGTCATTTCAACATAATAACCATTATATTTAATAAATAATTGATTAAAAATATTTCTATTCCAATTTTTAATAATAATTTTTGTATTTTCAATTGTAAAATTTACTGTTACATCTTCTGATACTTCAATAGTTTGATTTTTAATTGTATACCCACTTGAATCATTTTGATAAGATGAAATAGTAATATCATTAACATCTAAATTATTAGTTTCAATATCAACAGTTCCAAAAAAAGATTCACTATAAATTGTTTTTATTAATTCATCTCTTATTATATCTAAATTAATTTCACGTGTTAAATTAATATTATGATAAAAAGTTAATAATTTATTAGTTTCATTATAATCATGTAATGAATTAAATACATTTTTTAAAGAATTATTTTTTATATTATCTGAATTATAATTATCTAATATATCAGCTGTTCTAAAAAAATAAGCAATATTAATTTTATTTCTCCATAAAATTAAAAAATGAAAAGTATTAAATATGTCATCACTTAAAATTGAATCTATATAATTATAACATAAATATACATATATTAATGCTAAATCAACCGGTTGTATATAACCGTATTTGTCAAAATTACTTAAATTATCTTTTACTAAATTAATATTTTGTAAAGAACTATAATATTCTTGGTTTTTATTTATTTCAGTTTCAATTAAAATTGAGTCTAGATCTATAATAGGTGGAATATAAAAAAATGACATTTGAATTGCATTTATAGTAAAATAATCATCAAAACAAATTTTATTTAATGGTGTACTAGTATCTTTATTATTAAAACGTAAATATATTGTATATAAAATACACCATAATTTTTCTTTTTCTTTTATATCTATTGTATTAAATAATAAATTAATATTTGTTTCACATTCATTATATTTTTTAAAAAAATTATTATAAATTTCTATATTTAATTTTTCATATTCAATACCATAAGATGTTTCTTTATAAAAATCAAATCTACTTGACCATTCTAAAAAATAATTATTTGTTGTTACTGGTAATTCATAATTTATTTCATTATTTTCAAATAAATTATATTTTTTCCAAAAAGTAAAGGATTTAATATTAGTTGTAAAATCTGGATAAAGAGTTTGTAATAAAAATAAAAAAAATAATGAATTAAATTTAAGAGTTTCGTTTTTACAATTTTCAATATCTAAATTATTTTTAATTGCATAGTTTATGGCATAATCAGAATCAAATATTGGATTTTCTAATTCTAATACATTATTTTCTAAAAAATAATAATTTTTTATTTCATCTGAAAAATTAAGATATTCTTTATTATCGTAAAAAATATTGTAATAATTAAATTTGTCATAAATAATTAAATTTAATCTTTTATTAAAATCATCTATTAATGATAATTGTGAAAGTAATTGAGTAAAATAGTTAAAATTTTCTTTTTTATTAATTATTTTAAGCCAAAATTCGGTCCAATTATCAAAATTTAATCTAATAATAGGTAATATTTGATTTAATGTTGAATTTTTTAATTCTAAAATTTCAACGTGAGATTGAGATAACGAAATATTATAAATAATATCCCTATTTACATTATATAAATTTTTTAATAAATTATTTTCTAATTCTAGTAAGGTAATATTATTAGTAAAATTATCAATCTCTGATAAATTAAAAAAATTTTCTGGTATTAAATAATATTTATTAGATATTGATTCAAAAAATAAATATGTTTTAATATTACTATACATAATACTAAGTTCATTAATTTTAATTATATCTAAATTGTTACTAATTTCCGAAGTAACTGTTTTTAAAACATTAAAATATGGTATATCAATAATAAAATGTAATCCTGCTAATAAATCGGTTACTTTTTCTATTTTAAATTGATGAAAACAATCAAATTTTTTCATACCTATATTTTTTACTATTTGTTCTATTGAAAAATTTGTATGTTTTCTATAAATAGTTTTAAAAAATGTTATTTCTGGATTTAATATAAGAGGAGCATCTTCTACTCCTACTGTTAATAATTGTATTAATCCACCTCCGGCCATATTATTCAAATATTAGATTTTATTCTCTAAAATAAATTAATGTATTATTTATATATTATAACATTAGAAAATTGTCCTTATTCTATAGCTGCACTTGATTTACTTAATTCTTTAAACATAAAATATAAACATTTAATAGTAAATCAAACAAATAAAGAAAAATATAAAACTGAAGAAATTAATACTTTTCCACAAATTTATCTTCTAAAAAATGGAACCAAATTATTATTAGGAGGTTATAGTGATTTAGATGAATTTATTAATTTATTTATAAAACAAAAATATAATAATAAAACTATTTTAAAATTTCAACAAAAATATAAATTATGGAATAAAAAATTAATATTAAGACTTTTAGAAATAATTATTCAAAAATAGGTTCACCATTTTTAATTATACCAACTGGTTTATTAGTTTTTTTATCATAAATTATACCTTTTTCTTTATTTTCATAAAAATAAAGTTCACCATTTATTTCAAAAGTATCTAATAAACTTTCATTTGATATTTTAAATGTATCTACTTTTTCTTTAATATTTTTTTTTTCTTTTTCGTTTAAATATTTGTGTTTTAATTCATCAAAATTTAACTTTTCTCCATCACATATATCTTTTAATAATTTTATTTTTTCATTAATTAATAAGGTATTATTTTCTTTTTTTTGTTTTGTAATTGCATCCGAAACTTCTTTATCTATTTCTCCTAATAGAGAATTAACTTTTGTATAAAGTTCTTTAATACATTCATTAGTTTTCATTACATATTATAAATTAAATTAAAAAATAATTTAATTTCAATATTTTTATATAATTATTTTATACTATGATTCCAACATAAAAAAGTATTATCATCAATAGTTTTATATTCAGCTAATCTTTCACATTTAGAACATTTAATTTTACTAGTTTTTAAATGTTCTAATATACTATTATTTAAAGGGGTACATATTTTAATTGGTTCAATTTTTAAAATTTCTATTGTTTTTAACTGATAAATTAAATTTCTAAACTCTTCCATTTATTATTTATATCATTAATAATAATTTTATTATTATTCAATTTTTTATAAGTTCTTTATATAACATAACTATTATAATAATTATTAATATTTTATAAATATTTAGTGTATTGCTAAATAGTTGTTTATTTAAAAATGTATCTTGTTTAAATAGTATATGTAAAATAATACCTAATGGTAATAATGAAAGATAATAAGCTAATCTAGATATTTTAAGTTTAGGTAAAATATATGGTTCAATTAAATATGGTATTAAAAAAGTAAAAATTAAATCAAATAGTGCTATACCATTTCCTATAGAATTAAAAAAAGGTGGTTTTATTATTATTCTATATTTGCGTAAATTATTAATATTCATATATATTATACACTATATTTTAAAAAAAATCCATTGCCCGTTATATAATAAAATATTATCATTAAAAATATGTGAACCATTTATTAGTTTATGAATTTTATTTAAATTTTCATAATTAGTTGTCTTTTTTATTATATTTGAAAATTTAATTACATCTTCTCTTACTGCTAGCCAATTCCAATCATCACCAAATAATATACTATTATTAATTAAACAATCCCAACATAAAGATAATTCAATAAATGTTTCATCTTTTTCATGTGCGGAATCTAAATATATATAATTAGGTAATGCAGTAATTCTATTTTGAATAAATAATCTTTGTAATAATTTTATTCCTACACTTGTTGTTGCATTTATAGGTAAAATTTTATTTTCAAATCCACTATATTTACAATTTGCTAAAAATCGTTTATAAATTGTTGGTATTCCATTTTCTAATCTTAAAAATCTCCAACCACCGTTACCAACTCCTCCATTTTTCTCCCAATCCCACATATTAACATCTCCTGTAAATGGGTCAATACATATTATTTCTGTGGATTTATCATTATTTTTTAATGTTTTAGCCATTTTAATTGCAGAACCACCTAACATACTACCACATTCTACAATATATATTGGTTCAATATTTGTAAATAATATTTGTAATAAATCACATAAAATATTTGTATGTGGGTATCCATTATCAATGTATTTTTCTTCACATGATGAATATGGAGAAATATTAGAATATAAAGTAGTTAATAATTCGTTAATTATCATTTTAATATTATTAAAGATATATATATATATAAAACGCATTTTTAAAATAAGAATTATTTAAAGAAAACTTATACTTATCTATTAATGTTTTTAGTAGATAAATACTTTAATGATTCTAATCAACATTTTTGGCATCATTCAATTATAGAAAAAATATTAGATAGTTTTGATACTTATTCATATATTTATCCACATACTAATGATATTAAAGAACAAGAAAATAAATTTCAACAAATAATATCTAATTTACAATCAGGTATATGGAAATATGCTAATTTTCAACATTTAGTTGTATATGGAAAACCAGGTTCTAGTAAAGATTTTTTAGTTAATAATTTATTAGAAAAAATTTATGGTAAAAATAATATTCAATTAAATGATGTTGAATATACAATTAATGGATATGGTAATTCAAAAACAAAAGTAAATATTAAACAATCTAAATTTCATATAGTTATTGAACCTAATTCAAACGGTTTTGATAAATATTTAATTCAAGAAATTATTCAAAATTATGCAAAAACGGAATTATTAAATATTCTTAAATATAAAAGATTATTTAAAATAGTTATAATTAATAAAATAGATAATTTATCAAATACTGCACAAGCGTCGTTAAGAAGAACAATGGAAAATTATGCAGATACTTGTAAATTTATTTTTATTTGTGATCAATTATCTAAAATGATTGAACCATTACGTTCTCGTTGTATTGAAATACGTGTTCCTCTTCCAACTAATATTCAAATAATAAATACACTATTACATATTTCAAATATAGAAAAAATATATTTATCATATAATGATATAAATAATATTTTAAAAAATTGTAATCAAAAAATGCATAATGCAATTTGGTTATTGGAATTTAAAAAAAATGGTTATAATTTTAATAATTCAAAAGATAAAATAATTAATGAAATAATACAGATGATTATTAATAAAAAAAATTATAATTCAAAAAATATTTATAATGTATTAAAAAAATGTAGGGAATTATTTTATAAATTATCAATAACAAATATTCAAACTAATGAAATAATAAGTGAAATAATGAGAAAATTAATTTTATGTTTTGACAATATTAATTTAAAATCTCATATTATTGAAATTACATCAATATTTGAATTAAGAAAGTCACAAGGAACACGACATATAGAATGTATTGAAGCTTATTTAATAAGACTAATATATTTATTTTCAAATTATTTAAAAGGTAATGATTATCAATATAATTTAGATATATTAGAAATATAATAAAAAAAAATTATAAAGTAAATTAATGGAAGGAAAAATTAATTTACTTTATAATTTTTTATATAATTCAAATAATATAAATCGTTTTAGTATTAATAAAATAATTTTAGGACAAATTGAATTAGCAGATATAAAATTAATAGATGAGATTGAGATTAATGATTATATTGACAATTTAATAAAAAAAGGTAAATTTACTTACTTAAATTATAATAAAAAAGATTTATTAATATATTTTACTAGATATTCAGATTCATTTCCGATAACTGTTAAAATAGGAACATATACTAATGATATTAATGAATTAAATAATTTTTCAAATAATGATGCATTATTTTCATATTTATTAAGTCAATTAGTAATAAATAGAAAAACAAAACATATTTTACTTCCAATAGTAAATTTAGATGTACCATTTAGCAAAATAGAAAATTTAATTAAGAAAGTTGGAATATATGATTTATTAAAAGAAAAAATAGACTTTAATGAAATTAAAGATATATTTTCTGTAAGAATTAGAGAACATTTTTTTAAATCAATATCATTAGGAGAATATTTATTAGAACATATATGTTCATTAAAACCTCTTTTATTTCAAATTATTCATACTTTAGCACTAATTCAAAAAGAATTTCCTGGGTTTAGACATAATAATTTAACGCCTGAAAATATATTAATTTATTTAAAAAAAGAAAATTTATCAGATAATATTTATGAATATGAAAACCATAAATGGTATATACCTAATATTGGTTTTGATATCAAAATAACTAATTTTGAAAAATCAGTTATACCTAAATATTATGGAATAACAAATCAAAGAGATACTGATATTCCTTATATTAATGATACTAATGAATATTTTGATTTACATACTTTTTTAAATTCATTAATTGACGGTAATTATAAAATATTATTAAAAGAAAATAAAGTAGAATGTGAATTAGAAACTAAAAAGTTTTTAAATAAAGTAATACCTAATGAATATAGAGGATTAAAAAAAGGCTCATATTATTTAGATAAAAATATTGTACTTCATAAACCTATTGATTTATTAGATGATCCTTATTTTAGTGAATATAAAAATATTAAAAAAGAAAATTTAGAAGAAAAACTCTCGGGTAATACATATTATACCAATATGAATAAAAATAAAATGGATTGCACAAATGATTTTATTGCACATAATCAAAAAAGATATATAAAAATTAATAAAGATAATAATTTAAAAATATTTAATAAAAAAGTAGATTCGTATATTTTTAAAGAAATAAAAGGAGGTGCTGATTTTGAAAATGGTTATGTTATAAAAGAAGAAGTTCTAAAATCAAATGAAGAAAAAAAAATAGAAGCTGATAACGTAAAAGAAGCAGAACCTAAACCTAATACTAAATCTGATAATGACTCAAAACCTAATAAATTTATTCAAAAAGAAGAAAAATCTTTTAATCCAAAAGAAGATAATCCATTAGAAGAAAATCCTTTTAAACCACAAAGAGAATATAAACCATCAAGGGAATATAAACCATCAAGGGAATATAAACCACAAGGAGAATATAAACCACACGGAGAATATAAACCATCAAATGAATATAAACCAAAAGGAGAATATAAACCATCAAATGAATATAAACCAAAAGGAGAATATAAACCATCAAATGAATATAAACCAAAAGGAGAATATAATCCATCAAGGGAATATAAACCAAAAGGAGAATATAATCCATCAATTGAATATAAACCACAAGGAGAATATAGACCAAAAGGAGAATATAAACCAAAAGGAGAATATAAACCATCAAGGGAATATAAACCACAAGGAGAATATAAACCAAAAGGAGAAAAAAGATATCAAAGAGAAGATAAACAAGAAGAATATGATAACCCATCAAAAGAAGATAAATCTTTTAATCAAAGTTTTGAAAATAATCCTTTTAATCCAAGTTCACAAACCAAACCTTTTAATCCAAGTTCACAAACCAAACCTTTTAATCCAAATAAAACAGTAGAGCCTTTTGTTGAAGATTTTAAAACAAATAAAAATTTAGATTCTGAACTTAATATGCCTCCTGGAATGCCTCCTGGAATGATTCCTTTATATGATACAAATAATACAATATTTGGTTCAATGGCTCCTTATAATTATAATATAAATCAACAAGTTCCAATTCATAAAATATATAATATTTCATTAAGTGATCCATTAGGAAAGCATTCATTTATTAATAAAATTTACGAAGATGTGTTACCTAGTGATAAAACAGCTTATTCATTTATTAAATTAACTGAACGTGAATCTATTAAAAATTTTATGAGAAATAGTATTTTAGATAAATATGATGGTGAAGAGTTATCATTAAAAGGTACTAATAAAAGTTTATTATCTTGGTTAAAGATTTATGATTTAAATCCATATAGTTTAGTATCAAATGTTAAAAATCCTTATGATAATATTCCTTATGGTTTTTTACTATATCGTTCAGCATATCCAATTAGATATAATAAAAAAGAACATGTATTAAAAACTACACCAACTTCATTGGCTTTTAATTTAAGAATTTATAGATTATCCGTTGGTGCATTAAAATATAAAAATAATGATTATTTTGATGTATGGAGAGATTTAAAATATTATGAATGGGTTAATAGAATAATTAAACAAAAAATTTCACCTAACTTTTTAAATTATATTTTATATGTGACTGATAACAAATCATCTATTAATTTCAAAGATTTAGATATTATTATTAAAAAAAATAATAATGATACATTTCTTATACAAGAAAAAAATAATAAATTAATAAATAAAATAATTCTGGATAATGAAAAAGAAAAAGAAAAAGAACAAGAACAGGAAAAAGAACAAACTAATATTAAAGGCGTACCTCTACGAAATGTAAATTTGTCTTTTTCTATAAATCAACCAAATACAAAAATTAATTCTTCAAAAATAATATCTAATATAAATATAGATTTAACAAAAGATTCTGAAAAAATTTTAGTTATAGTTACTGAAGCACCAAATTCAAATATTATTAAATGGAATTCTAAAAATTATCAAACATATGGTACAATAAACAAAATGATAGCAACTGGTTATCATAAACCAGAAATATGGTATTCAATTTTATTTCAATTAAGTTATGCATGTGCTGTAATGGTAAAAGAAAATATATATATTAATAATTTTTCATTAGAAAATAATGTATTTATAAAAGATGTTCAAACTGATAATACTGGTAATAGTTGTTGGGTTTATAGAATAAATAATATTGAATATTATGTTCCAAATTATGGTTATATATTAGTAATCGATTCTAATTATGCAGATATAAAAACACCGATAGTACAACCACCACCACCACCACCACCACCACCACCACCACCAACACCAATAATAACAAAAACAACAAAAACAAAAGCAGAAATAGAATCAGATGAAGCTAAAAAAGAAATACAATATAAAATATATTGTGACGAATTTAGTTGTAATAAAGATAATTTTAAATTAGAATTTATAAATATCTTAAAAAACCTATTTAATAAAAATAACTTCGAAAGTAATAATGCAAATTCATTAGATACCGACGTTGTCAACAAAATTAATAATATTAATACCGTAATAAATGCACCACCTACTATTAAATTTAATAATATTTTTGAAACATACTTTCTAAATTTTATACATAATAAAGTAGGTAAAACATTAACAAAATTAGAAAAAGAAAATTTAAATTTATTTGGTAAACCAGAGTATCGCACATATGCTATTATGGTTAGACAACTAAGATACGATGAATATGATTGGGTAATTTATGTAGAAACAAAATCAGATGAACCCAAAAAAAAAACAATTATTTGTAAAAATAATGGTAAAATAGAAAAAACAGATGTATTTCAATCTTGTTTATATTCTTATCCTGAAAATATTTTACCAGAAGATAAAACTATTATAGAAACATATACAAATATATTTCCTTAATTAAATTTCTACTTTATTATAATGATAAAAATGAATTTAAAAAAATTACCTGATTTTAAAACAGACATTAAAAATATTCCAGGTATTCCATCTTTTGATTTTGAAGAAATACCAGTAGCCTATTTTTCAGATAATATTAATGGTAATTTATTAAGAAAACAATTAATAAAAAATGAATTAAAAATATCAGAATGTAATGTAGGAGAATTAGAAAAAACATTTTTTTCAAAAGAAAATATTAATTTAATTAATAAATATTTAATATATTCAGTATATACTAGAACTGATAAACAATTTTTAATATGTTCTCAAAAAGAAGCTGATTTAATAGTAGTAATGAGATATGTTTTTATTGAATATTCACGAAATTTACCTTATGATATTAATAAACAAATTAAAGAGTTAAATTATCATGTAATTAGTGAAATATTACCAACAGTTATATCAAATGTTGATCAAAAAATTGGATATTTAAAAGATATACAAACTCAACCGGTTGGACCTCCATTACCAATTAATACTAAAAAAATAAATCGCACTTTACCTTCAACAGCAAATTATCTTAAATAATAAAGTTAATTTTATAATAATTTTAAATTATTATAAAATCAAAAATATATTAACTAATTACATAAATTCATTATCAAGTTTATTTGTATATATATAAACCATACCACGTTTTTCAGCTAAAGTAGTAAAACTTAATGATAATGTTGGATTTGATAAATATATCTCATTTATAGGATTTTGTATAGTATTTCCCTTATTTGGTGCATATGGGTCATAACAATAATAATTTGGAAGTATAAAACTAGTATCACTGTAATTAGGAGCTTTAATTAAAGTTGACGAACTTATCATTAAATTGCTATCATCTTTGTTAGTTTCTGCAATTACAACAGATCTTAATGCAAAATCTTCGTTTCTAATTTGAAGAATTTCTGGTACTATTACATCACTTTCATTAATTCTCTCAAAACCACCAATAACACTAAGCGAAGAAGGTAATATATTCATATTCATTCTTGTTACATGGTCAGTAAAATTAATTGTATTAGATCTACGATCAACATAGAAAATTAAAACTCCACGAGACCAAATAATAGAAGTATTTTTTGGAACAATTTGACCATTTTCTAAAAAGTATTGTACGTGATCAATAGCCTGGGCTAAGTCAATAACAGTTTGAGTATGTGGAGGTAATCTCATATTAATCATAGGTATGGTAGAAACTAAAGGTTTATTATTAAGTAAATAAGGATTCATAGAAACAACAGTTAATACAGGAGTAGTAGTTACAATTGTAGGTCTAAAAGAGAATGCCGATAATAATCTTTTAATTATTATACCATCAAATTTACCATATAATAAGTCAGGTGTATCTTGTTTATTTAATTTACATAAATCAACAGAAGCTATAAAATCTTTAAAAGACGAATTATAATATTGCCCGTTTCTTAAATTTAAAACACAATTCCATAATTGAGCTTGTAATTGAGCTCTGTTTAATAAATCAAGAAGAGGAGATCTATTATCACAAACTATGTCATTAGGGTCGGTAACTAAAGCATGAAATAGTTCGTAATCAGCCTTGGATTGTAAACGGTCATTATTAAATCTGGCTTTTACAATACCAGCAATGTTTGACCATAAAAAGAATTCATCTACAACATTAATTTTAGGAAAGAAAAGTGCAACGATAACAGGGTGAACATGATCACCTATGTGATTTAAATGTCTCTCGTATTCTCCAGTTAAACTTTCATAAGCACAATCTGTATATTTCATAGATTGTAATATTACTTGTGAGTGTAAATGTTTATTTGTTGCGTATAATTTCACAATTTCTTGTAAATATTTATAATCATCATCGTTTAATTTCTTTTTAAAACCATTATAATCTAAACTCATACCACCTAAAATTTTCATAATGTTAGTTTGTGGTTGTATAAAATCAGTACTATTATTACCAACTAATTCTTTTTCATAAATTCTTTGAAATTCTGCAAATTCATCATCAGATAAATTATAAGCAATTTTATATTTAATAGCTTTTTGTAATAATATATGAAAAGGAGTTTGTGAATTAGCATATCTGTCTCTTATAAGACTAGCAAACTTTCTAGCTTTTTTAATAATATTAGAATATTTTTCAGAGTAAATATTTTGAATATTATCGGCTAAATCATTATCATCATATTTATCTTTTAATCTTGCAAAATCAATTTCGCTGATTTTACCTTTTTTACGTAAAAGATTGTGTACCTCCTCATTAATTGAAGAACTATGTTTTTTTTCATTTCTATTCTGTGAGTCCATATATATATAATAGAATAGAAATAATTTTATAAATATTTTTTTAAAGTTTTTTTAAACTTCTATTTATTATAATAAAATTTAATATAAAATTATTTCTATTTTGTTATATATATGTCTCATACAGATAAATATTTAAAGTGATAAAAATAAATATTTAGAATTAAAAAATCAAGTTGGTGGTTATAATATTGCTGATTTAAACCTACCTCTTCTTGATACACAAACCTCTTGGTTTACATCAATATTAAAATTTTTAAATAATTATAA